GAAGAGAAGAAGATGGGAAAAAAAGAGAAAGAGGGATGATATATCAGCCGATAGATTAAAAAATGCAGCAGCTACTAAAAAGTTAGCTATATTTGATGCGTTTGAAATATTAAACAGAATCCAAGAAGAAGAAAATATATTAGAGGGTAAAGAACCTGAAGAGAAAAAAGAAAGAGTATTTAAAGGATTCGCAGAGGGGAGATCTAAGTAATGTACGAGCAAACTTTATATCAAATAATAGAACCTGTAAAAAAGACCACAGTAAGCAGACTTAACAAAGGTAGGAAGTGGAAGTATGGTTATAATAAAGAACACGATATAGTCGTTATTTCTAAAACAGGACAAATAGGTGAGATATATGACATACAGGGTTTAAAGATAGCTTTACCAAGAAAACCTAAAGATGTTTTTAAACACAAAGAAAACAAGTGGGTTAAAATTGAGCAACCCAAAGAGTTAAGTAAATTAAAAAATATATTTGACTGGAGAAGTTATCCAGAAGAATCAAAAGACAAATGGTTTGATTATATAGATCAAGAATTCAAAAGAAGAGAAGAAGGATACTGGTTTACAAATAACGGAAAACCAACATACTTAACAGGAACGCACTACATGTACCTACAATGGAGTAAAATTGATGTAGGACCTCCGGATTTTAGAGAAGCTAATAGATTGTTTTATATATTTTGGGAGGCTTGTAAGGCGGATAAAAGATGTTACGGAATGTGTTACTTAAAGAATAGACGTTCTGGATTTTCTTTTATGTCTTCTGCAGAGACTGTTAATTTAGCCACTATATCAAGCGACGCTAGATATGGTATACTTTCTAAAACTGGTGCTGATGCTAAAAAAATGTTTACAGACAAGGTTGTACCTATATCGGTTAATTATCCTTTTTTCTTTAAACCGATACAAGACGGTATGGATAGACCTAAGACTGAGTTAGCTTATAGAGTTCCAGCTAGTAAGTTTACTAGAAAGAAAATAACAGCTAATATAAAATTAGAAGAACTAGCAGGACTTGATACAACTATCGATTGGAAAAACACAGGAGATAACAGTTATGATGGCGAAAAACTAAATTTATTAGTACATGATGAAAGCGGTAAGTGGGAAAGACCAGACAATATATTAAACAACTGGAGGGTCACTAAAACATGTTTAAGATTGGGTAGCAGAATAGTTGGTAAATGTATGATGGGTAGTACCAGTAATGCTTTAGATAAAGGGGGAGATAACTTTAAAAAACTATATAACGCTTCTGACGTCACACAACGAAACAGAAACGGTCAAACAAAATCAGGTTTATATTCTCTATTTATTCCAATGGAATGGAACTATGAGGGTTTTATAGACCAATACGGAATGCCGGTTTTTGATAATCCAGAAACTGATATTCTAGATCCACATGGAGATTTAATAGATGTGGGTATTATAGAGCACTGGAACAACGAGGCTGATGGTTTGAAAAATGATCAAGACGCTTTGAATGAATTTTATAGACAGTTTCCTAGAACAACAGAACACGCTTTTAGAGATGAGTCTAAAAATAGTATTTTTAATCTTGTTAAGATTTATGAGCAGATAGATTATAATGAAGAATTATCTAGAACACTAGGTATTTCAACTGGTAATTTTCAGTGGGTCAACGGAATAAAAGATACACAAGTGATCTTTTATCCAGATCCAAAAGGTAGATTTAAAGTAAGCTGGGTACCTCCAGTTAATATACAAAATAAAATTATAATTAAAAATGGAGTTAAATACCCAGGAAATGAACATATTGGGGCGTTTGGTTGTGATAGTTATGATATTAGTGGTACAGTTGATGGTAAGGGTTCTAAAGGATCACTTCACGGGTTAACAAAATTTTCCATGGAAGACGCTCCGGCTAGTTCATTTTTTTTAGAATATATAGCTAGACCCCCTACTGCTGATATATTTTTCGAAGACGTGCTAATGGCTTTAGTTTTTTATAGTATGCCTATATTAGCGGAAAATAACAAACCTAGACTATTGTATTATTTACGAAGAAGGGGTTACAGGGGTTACTCTATGAATAGACCAGATAAAGTTTGGAACAAGCTATCAACTACTGAGAAAGAGATAGGTGGTATACCAAATTCAAGTGAAGATATAAAACAAGCTCATGCGGCGGCTATAGAGATGTATATACAAAACTATGTCGGCCTTTTAAAAAACGGAGAGCATGGAGATATGTACTTCAATAAAACACTTAATGATTGGGCTAGATTTGATATAACAAAAAGAACTAAATTTGATGCAACTATAAGCTCGGGTTTAGCTATAATGGCTTGTAATAGACATTTGTACAAACCTAATCCTAAAATAGAAAAACAACAATTAAACTTAAATATTGCAAAGTATAACAACAAAGGAAACATGTCTAAAATAATTAAAAAATAATGTATGGCTAACCAAAAATATATTAATTTTCCTTCTCAGGTCGTTAGCGATTTAGAAAAAATGAGCCCAGAATATGGACTTAAAATCGCGAGGGCAATAGAACAGGAGTGGTTTACTGAGGTTAACTCTAATAGGTATGTAGATACACAGAGTAGGTTTCATAGATTAAGACTTTATGCTAGAGGAGAACAATCAATTCAAAAATACAAAGATGAGTTGTCTATAAACGGCGATTTATCTTATTTAAATTTAGACTGGAAGCCAGTGCCAATAATATCTAAATTTGTAGATATTGTGGTTAACGGTATGTCTGAAAGATTATTTAATGTCAAAGCTTATTCTCAAGATCAATACGGTGTTAATAAGAGAACTGAGTATATGGAATCTATCATTAGAGACATGAAAGCAAAAGCTTTTAATGATAACGCTCAAAATATGATGGGTATAAATCTAAGAGAAAACCAACCAGATGTTATACCTGACAGCGAAGAGGAGTTAGATTTACATATGCAACTTGACTATAAACAAGCCGTGGAGATAGCGGAGGAACAAGCTATAAGCGTTTTGTTGGAGGGAAACAGATATGATTTAATTAGAAAAAGATTACTTTATGATTTAACTGTCTTAGGTATAGGATGCGTAAAAACAAGTTTTAATTGGAGCGAAGGTGTTACTATAGATTATGTTGATCCAGCTAATATAGTTTATTCTTATACTGATTCACCTTATTTTGATGATATATATTATATAGGTGAGATAAAAACTATACCTATTAATGAACTAGTTAGAGAGTTTCCGCATCTAACTCAATCAGATTTAGAGGAAATTGAAAACAGCTATAAGACGCCATCTGGTAGGTATTTACACGAGGACATGGACGATAAAAACAAAGTTCAGGTGTTATATTTTAATTATAAAACCTACATGAACAACGTTTACAAACTAAAAGAAACTGGAAGCGGTGCAGAAAAGGTTATCCCAAAAGATGATAATTTTGATCCTCCAGAAAACAAAGAAGGTGGATATAAAAAGTTACAAAGAGCTGTAGAGTGTGTATTTGAGGGTGTTTTAGTTATAGGAACAGGTAAACTATTAAAGTGGAATAAAGCTGAAAATATGATGCGTACTAAAAGTGATTTTAATAGAGTTAAAATGAATTATGCTTTAGTAGCTCCTAGAATGTATAATGGAAAAATAGAATCAATAGTTAGTAGAATAACAGGTTTTGCTGATATGATTCAGTTAACACATTTAAAATTACAACAAGTATTATCAAAAATGGTACCTGATGGCGTTTTTTTAGATGCTGATGGATTAGCCGAAATAGATTTAGGTAATGGAACTAATTATAATCCACAAGAAGCCTTAAACATGTTCTTCCAAACCGGTTCGGTTATTGGTAGATCTTTTACAGCTGATGGTGATCAAAACCCAGGCAAGGTACCTATACAGCAAATACAGAACGGGGCTGGTGGTAACAAAATGCAAAGTTTAATTCAAACTTATAATTATTACTTACAAATGATCCGTGATGTTACTGGATTAAATGAAGCTAGAGATGCTAGTGTACCAGATCCAAAAGCTCTAGTTGGTGTTCAAAAACTAGCGGCCGCTAATTCTAATGTTGCTACTAGACATATTTTAGATTCTTCTATGTTTTTAACAGCTGAAGTAGCCGAGGCTTTATCACTTAGAATATCTGATATATTAGAATATTCTCCAACGGCAGATGCTTTTGTTCAAGCCATAGGAGCACATAATGTAGCTACTTTAAAAGAAATGTCAGAGCTATATTTATATGATTTTGGTATATTTATAGAACTAGAACCAGATGAGTATGAAAAAGAATTATTAGAAAACAACATACAAACAGCTTTATCACAAAAGATAATAGATCTTGATGATGCTATCGATATAAGAGAAGTAAAAAACATAAAACTAGCTAATCAATTATTAAAAATAAAAAGAAGAAAGAAGGAAGAAAGAGATCAAATGATACAGCAACAAAACATGAAAGCTCAAGCTGACGCTAATGCTCAAGCACAAGAAGCCGCGGCTGCAGCTGAGATGCAAAAAAATCAACAAAAAACACAAATAGAATTACAAGTCGAGCAACAAAAAGCTCAATCAAAACTTGAATATCTACAACAAGAAGTTAAATCAAAAATGGAACTGATGCAGTTTGAATTTGACTTAAATATGAAAATGCAAGGTGTACAGGACCAAGCTAAAAAAGATGAGGCTACTCAAAAAGAAGATAGATTAGATGAAAGAGAAAAAATAAAAGGCAAACAAAAAACCGAGCTAGAACAGGTTAAACAAACAAATAGACCTACCCCAAAGTTTGAATCTTCAGGTAATGATATACTAGGAGGGGGATTAGGGTTAGATAAGTTTACTCCTAAGATCGGAACTTAAAAAATTTATTAACTATTATTATATTATATTATGGCAGAAATTAAAAAAGAAGAGGTGGTTGAGTCAACTACCAAAAAAGAACAACCTAAAGTAGATAACGAGGTTGGCAAAATAAAGGTTAAAAAACCTAGAATGAAAAAACTTAGTCAAGGGTTAGAAGAAGAGGTTGTGAAGGTGGATTTAAGTAAACCAGCAACAGAGGAGGTTAAAGATGAAGTTAAAGAAGAGATAAAAGAAGAAGTACTTAATCCTATAGAAGAAATAAAAGAAGAAATTGTAGAGGATAAAAAAGAGGAAGCCGTATCAAAGGAAACTCCAATTGTTGAAGAAATAACAGAAGAAGAGAAAAAAGAGGTAGAAGAAGCGAAAGAGGAGATAGTTAAAGCTGTTGAAGACGCTGAGGCAACTGGAAAACCTATACCAGAAAATGTGCAGAAGCTGATGGATTTTATGGAGGAAACAGGCGGTGACCTAGAAGACTATGTTAAACTAAATAGAGACGTTAGTAAATTAGATGATCAAGACGTCTTATATGAATATTACAAACAAACAAGACCTCATTTAAACAACGAAGAAATTAATTTTTTAATGAATGATCAATTTGAATATGATGAGGAGGTTGATGATGAAAAACAAGTTAAAAGAAAAAAGCTAGCGCTAAAAGAGCAAGTTGCCAGCGCTAGGGCCCATCTAGACGGGCAGAAGTCTAAATACTATGAAGATATCAAAGCTGGGAGCAAGTTGACTCCAGAACAACAAAAAGCTATGGATTTCTTCAATAGATACAACAAGGAATCAGAGAAGGGTAGACAAGTAGCTGAAGAACAAAAATCTATTTTTAATAAAAAAACCGGCGAGGTATTTAATGACAAATTTAAAGGCTTTGAATATAATGTTGGTGACAAGAAGTTTAGATTTAATGTTAAAGATGCTAATCAAGTGAAAGAAACACAAAGTGACATTAATAATTTTGTCAAAAAGTTTTTGAACAAGAATAATTCAATGGAAGACGCTAGAGGTTATCACAAAAGTTTATTTACAGCTATGAACGCTGATTCTATCGCTCAACATTTTTACGAACAAGGCAGGGCTGATGCTACTAAAGATAGGATCGCTAAAGACAAAAACATTAGTTTTGATTCTAGGCAATCTCATAGTGGTGGAAAAACTGATGGTTTGAAATTTAAAGTTTTAGGTGATAGTTCTTCTGATTTTAAGTTTAAAATTAAAAATCAAAAATAACAATTTAAAATTTAAAGAAAATGGCAATTACAAGTGCGAGTGGACCGGATGCGGCTCCACGTAAACAAACGTTGGCCTCAAACTATGTAGACTTTTTAACAAGTGCTACAGAAGGTTGGGCTCAACAATACTTACCAGACCTTATGGAAAAGGAGTCAGAGGTATATGGTAAAAGAACAATTTCAGGTTTCTTAGCTCAAGTAGGAGCGGAAGAAGCTTCTCCTTCTGATAGAGTAGTATGGTCTGAACAAGGTAGACTACACTTAGCTTATACATGTAAGTATAAAGACTCTAACAACACTTATGAGGTAGAAAATGACATGGACGGAAACGCTGTTACTACTAATCATGGTATTAGAGTTGGTGATATGGTTATTATGTCTAACGCGAGTGCTACAGCTAAAGGTTT